AAGGCGTATCAAACTTTGAAATCAAAGAAATAGCTAAAACAGCGTATGCGATGAAAGACTCGCCTTTAATACCTATAGTCACCGCTGAAGAGCAAATAGATTTGAGTAAAAGACCAGCTGGAAGCCTTATTCCTTTGGCGCGAGGTTACGAAGAAGAAAAAGCGATTAGATTAAGAAGGTCAAACAGGCTTCAAGACATTGAAGTAGATAGAACAATATTTAAAACCTCTAAACCTCCTTTGTTTGAGTTGACATTTGAATCAGCACCTAAAGGACAAGAAGACATTGATAGGGCTGTTAAGCAACTAAAGTCAACTTTTAGTGAGTTGACTGCAATATCAGACTTGTATGGTTTTGGGCCTGACGTTCTTTCGTTTCTGAAAGCTCAATACAACACTGATTACCAAAAGCAAATCAGAGATTTAAGAAAGAAAAAGTATCGAAATGGAAATAGGTAAAACTAACCAAGAAGACCTACTTGTAGGAAAGAGCCTTTTAGAAGAAGAGGAAGAAAAACTCGTAGGCAAAAAGCAGCTAGAGTTGTTTGACGATTCAGTAGGTAAAGCGCCTATTCCTGAGCAGCCGCAGCAGCCGTCAGAACAGCAGCAGCAGCCTCAGACACAAGCGGAAGCGCTAGTAGACGCAGAAGTCCAAGACCCAGAGGAAGCTGAGAAGAAAGACGACATGGACGCTCTGGATGTCGCTACGGACATCGTGCTATCTCCTTTAAAAGGAATTGCTGGAGCTGCTGAGGGTCTTATAGGGCTTGCTGACTACGTTACAGGAGACGACCTAATCAGTGACTGGTATGTAAGAGAAAAAGACTCAAAATACCGTTCAAAGACTTTTGTTGGTGGTTTTATTGAGGGAGCGGTCCAGTTCGGTGTCGGTTTTGTTCCCGGTCTTGGTATTGCTTCAAAGGCTGGAAAAGCGTTACAGCTAAGTAAGCTAGGAAAGCTAGGAGGAACGGCTGTGAGTAAAACACTCAACGCAACTCTTAAAGGCAGCAGAACGCTAGACGTAAAAACCCTAAGAACAGTAGCAAAGCTTAAGAAAACCTCTAAAGCTGCTGTAAAAGCCGCCGCAGGTGGGGCCATTTCTGACTTTCTTGTTTGGAAAGGACAGGAGAAAAGGCTTTCAAACTTTCTTAAGGAGAACGCTGGCATGGAAGGTAATGCAGTAATCGAGTGGATGGCGTATGACCCTGACAAAAACGAATCAGAGCTTGAAGGTCGATTTAAGAACGCTCTTGAAGGACTTGTTGTTGGAGAGTTGGCTGGAGCTGCTATTTTTGGAGTCAAAAAGGGCATCCAAGCTATTCCAGAGGGGTCTGAAGCGGTAGAAGCTCTTAAGAAAATCTTTGGAGCTTTCAGAACCAAGAACAAGCTTATCTCTGAGCAGATAGCAAAAGGGGAAACACCAAACGAGTTCTTGGCTGTAGATAAAGCTACAAAAGACGCAAGTAACGTCATTAGCGAAAGCGAAAGCAGAGCGCTCAGTGAGCTAAACCAGCGCATCAAAGACCACAGCAAGGTAAAGCAAGAAGAAGCACTTACTGGAACTCCTTTTGCGGAAAGGTCAGAGTCTAGGTCTACTCAAACAGCTAGAAACGAAGCTAAAGAGGTTCAAGAAGAATTTAAGTTTGATGAAATAGACGTAGATAACGCTACTGATGAACAAGCTGATAAATGGTTAAGAGACAACGCTGACATCCCCGGAGGAGTTTTGTCAAAAGAAACCAAGAAGGCTACCATCAGGGAAATCATCGAAGAGGGTAAAAAAGGAGGAGCTGAGTCTATGCGTAAGAAGCTTGGAGATACTATTATCGAAAGGCTTAAAAAGGCAGGAGTTGGTAACGACACTAACCCCATTTCTTACCTTTCTGGACTCAGGACAATCACTGAAGCTCCTGAACTTAGAGCATTGTTGAGTCGTGTATCTAAAGAGGTAATAGCCAAAGGAGAAGACCTATTCGACCCTAAAAGTGCTGCAAGCCTATACAACGAAACGGAAGAGGTAATAAGAAAGGGACTAGAAGCTGCGGGAGGAAACAATAAGAACGTGACCCTTGAAGCCCTAAGAAAGCGCCCAGATGACTTGAAAATCATCAGGACAGAAGCTGAAGTTCTTTACACAGCTCTGGAAAAAGCAGGTTCTCAAGCTTTTGAAAACTATTTAAACGCTGAAAGAGTCGTTCTAAAAGGCGAGTCTTTGCTTGAAGTTGAGCTGGAAGGATTAGGTAAGGTAGCTCTAAACCAAGAAAGAGCTATGCAAGAGCTTAGCAACTCCATGGAAACTTTTGCTGTTCTTCAGGAGATGTGGGCAGACTTTGGAACTCAACTTTCGTTAGCGCTACGTGACCGAGAGTCTTTATACAAAACAGGAGGTATTGGTAAAGACATCGCTGGGCAGAACAGAACTCTTAGAATTGCCATTGAGGAGTCAAACACAATGGCTGCTAAGTTGATGCGCAGAAACAGAAACAAGGGCTATGGAGACAAAAAGATACTTAGAGACTACCAAAAACTGTTTAAGAAAAACAAAGTAGACAACTCTGTTGATGTCAAGACGTTGATGGATAGACTCAACGCAAACGCTTCATCTCTTAATGCGTTTTCTAAATACAATCTTGTTCAGAAGAAAGGTTTAGCTGTTGCTCAGGAGTGGTATATCAACGCGATTCTTCAAGCGCCTACTTCTTGGATTGCTAACATACTAGGAGGAGCCATCGTTCTTCCTCTTCGTCAAATAGAAACAATTATTGGAGCAGGTCTTACAGGAGACTTCGACGTGGCTAAAGCACACATGCGAGTCTTCTTTGACCTACAAGCCTTTAAGGACGCAGCTAAGTATGCGTGGCGCTCTGGTTACGACGACGAAGCTCGTTCTGTTGCTGGTTATGCAGCATTCAGAGACGACAGACTTAGCGCTCCGGGAGGTGAAATTAGAATAAACAACCCAGAAGGAAACACCTTAAAGAGTGCCATTAACTTAATTGGAACTGGAGTTAGAATGCCCAGCAGGATTATGATGATGGGTGATGAGTTCTTTAAGCAGATGACGTTCAGAGCTAGGACAAAGACAAGCTTAGCACTAGAGGGTTACAAAAGAGGTCTTAATAAGGAACCCGGTAAGTTGGCTGAGTTTATTGAAAGTGGATACAACGAACTCATAACCAAAGATGGTCGCTTCAGGAACGAAGATAACATAAGAAAAGAAGCGTATTTAGAGCTAGATAGAAGAAGGAAAAACGGAGAAGTAATAGCTGACCAGAAAGCGTTTGTTAACTCCTACTTAGATGAGCACCTTCTCAACAACGAGCTAAGGCTTGAAGACGGAATCATCAGCAGTGTGTTGACTAAGGAGTCTAGAGACGAGCTAGTTAAATCAGGAACTGACTGGGCATTGGTTAACACCTTTACCAACCAAGTAGAAAACAAGTTCTTCAAGCTTACAGGTCAATTAGCAACCGCTAGTCCTTGGATGACTTTCATCATTCCTTTTGTTAAGACACCTTCTAACATCCTTCTGTTTGCTCTTGGTAGAGTAGCACCGCGAGGAGCTGCAAAAGACATCCTTAGCAAACGACAAGCTCTTAACGAAATCAGAGGTAAGTCCTTGGATGAGATTTACGAAGAGCTTGGAGCTGATTTACCCGCAGCTCGTAAACAGGCTCAAGAGCAGTTATCTATTCTTGAAGGAGAAGCGTCTATTGAACAATCAGCAGCAGTGGGAAAACTAGCTTTCGGAGTTATGGCTGTTGGCACAATGTTTATGAACATTGAGGCCATTAAAGATAGAATCACAGGAGCTGAACCAGAAGACGAAGGACAGAAAAACATCTGGAAAAACACAGGCAAGATGCCTTATTCTATTAAGCTTGGTGATAAGTGGTATAGCTACCAGCGTCTTGACCCTTTCGCTACCATAATGGGTCTTATGGCTGACTTTGTCCATCTACACGACGAAGCCAGAGCTAAAGCAGCCCTTAATAGCGAGTTTGCAGTTAGTGAAGAGTATGAGGAACAAGAGCCTTACTTTAGAACTCTATTTGGCATTGTAGCGACTACGATGGCAAGGAACGTAAGTAACAAGTCTTACATTGAAAACATGGGAGAGCTTATGGACATCTTGGAAAAGCCTTCAGAAGCTATACCAAACATCGGTAGTAATGTGTTGAGTTCGTTTGTTCCTAACGCAATTAACTGGTCTCAAAACGTTTACGAAGAAGAACCAGCGCTTCTTGAGGCTAGAAGTCTGTTTGATAAAATCAAAAAGAGACTTCCTGAGTCGATGAGAAAAGGAGAGCCTCTTATGCCTAGAAGAAACTTCCTTGGTGAGATTCTTCGTAAGGATTCGTCAACTACCGGGTCCTTCCTAAAGGCTCTTAATCCAATCTACGCTTCTGAAGATACCAGCGATATAGTTGACCTCGAGCTAGCGCAGCACGGAACAGGAAGAGTTATTCCTCCCCACGTAAGAAAAATAGGAGGACGCAAGGTGGACCTAAGAAAGATTAGAAACAAGAAAGGCCAAACCGCTTACGATAGATTCCTAGAGCTTTCTGGGACAATCAAGCAAGGGGCTGGCTTCGTGACTCTAAGACAAAAGCTGAGAGCTATTATGGAGTCAAATGACTACGCTAACCAACCTGAAGTCACTGACTTTAACAGGGACGTAAACCACCCAAGAACTCGCATGTTTAGCAAAGCTATAAACTCCTACAGGAAAAGAGCTTTTAACCAAATGCTTTCAGAGTTCCGAGAGTTCTTTTAAACAACTATTCAAATTAAAAAATGCCTACTAATAACTCATTTGATACCCTAACTCTTACTGACTCAAGCACACAAACTAATGGTGTTGGTCAAAGCGAATTTGGACCGTATAAGTTCGATTATCTAAAGAAAGAAGACATCTACTTCGCTGTTGAAGTAAGCGGAGAATGGAAAGAAATAGACATATTCAGTGTAGACGAGAACACTAAAAAGGTGACTCTTACAGCTACTCCACTGAGTCTATACCCTAACTTAGACCCTAACTCTCCTGCGGGTGTAGACGGTAGGATTTACAGGGTATCTTCTACTTCTTCTTTAGTAGACTTCCAACCGGGTTCTCGAATTTCAGAAGCAGACTTAGACAACGCCTACAGACAGGCTTTGTTTGTTGGTCAAGAGGTAGCAGAGAACTCGACAGGAAGTGAAAACAGGACTCTTAACAACACTTCAGACATCGCAGACGGAGCCATACAGGAAAACAAGTTAGCGGGTCTTTCGGTAAGTAATTCTAAAATAGCCGCTAGTGCTGTTACTGCTGACAAGCTCGCTAACACTCTAAACCTTAGTTCTAAAACGGTCACACTCAACAGCAACGCGATAAGCGAACAAGCTGTAACTCAGCATGTTAGCGCGATTAAGACAGGCATTAATATCAGTTCTGGGATGGTAGGGACATTGCCTATTACCAGCGGAGGAACTGGAAGAACCACTAATGAAGGACTGGTTTTAGAAACTTTTGAGTTACCCTGCGAGGCTATTCAATATCAACTAGAGGGAAGTAGGACTTTCACTCCTACGGCTGTTACAGCAAAGCAAGACCTTACAGACACTTATTCAGATATTACAGGGTCATCGGTAACTTATACACCTCCCTCTGGTGCTAGTATTGTTATCTATGATTTTAAGTTCTTTGTCGGTTCAGGAGCTAGTAATCACGCTCTAAAAGCTGGTTTTAAGCTTTACTTAGATAGCGACGAAGTCACTGACTATTTTAATTTAGTAACTGAAAGCACAAGCGGTTTTCCTTATGGTTGGCTTTCTGTTAAACACTCATTTAGAATAGGAGAAGGCAACAGCACGTCTACAGGTAGAGTAGATTCATGGACTTCTAATAAAACAATAAAAGTCCAAGGAATAAGGGCGAGCTCCTCTAATCAGGTCTCTTGTCATAACACTTTCTATGGAGATGTAACAACAGCAGCTACGGAAAGATTCATTAGGCCCTCTATTTCCATCACAGCAATAAGATAAGAAGCCATGGAATCCACTCATACCCCAGCTATAGTAGGCATAGTAGGAATGCTAGGAACCTTTACTATTTCTGAAATAAACGCAATGGTTGGTATTGGTGTTGGTCTTCTTAGTTTGGTATACTTAATCTTAAGAATCATAAAAGAATGCAAGACGACAACCAAGAACAACGACTAAAGTCCCTCCAGAGTCTACTCATAGACGAGTTCATCGCCAGAATTGAGTCAGGAGAAGCAGCTCCTAGCGACCTAAACGCAGCCCGACAGCTCCTAAAAGACAACGGAATCCACGCCGGGTTGTCTAAGGATAACCCTATGGAGAGCCTTGTAAACCTATTACCATTCGACGAAGCAGTAAATGAATAAAAGAAACTACCGGAAAGAATACGACAACTACCACAAGAGGGACAAACAAAAGAAACGCAGGGCTGGACGAAACAAGGCTAGGAGTATTATGATTAAGAAGAAGGGTAAAAGCGCTCTTAACGGTAAAGACGTTCATCACGCAGACAGAAACCCTACCAACAACAGCTCAAAGAACCTGAAGATTCAAAGTAAAAAGAAGAATCGAGGGAACAATAAGTAGCCCTGATGGTAATACCTAACAAACTCAAAGACTTTAGGAACTTCCTCTATGTTGTTTGGAAGCACCTAAACCTACCCCAACCCACACCTATTCAATATGAAATCGCCGATTACATGCAGCGAGGAGATAGACGAGCTATTATCGAAGGCTTTAGGGGAGTCGGTAAGAGTTGGATTTGCTCTGCATACGTTGTCCACCAACTGCTCCTCGACCCAAGAAAAAACATTCTTGTTGTCTCTGCTTCAAAAACAAGAGCAGACGACTTCAGCACTTTTACACTTAGACTCATTCACGAACTACCTATACTCGCTCATCTCAGACCAAACGACAAACAACGATTTTCAAAAATATCATTCGATGTCGGACCAGCCCCCGCCTCCCACGCCCCCTCCGTCAAATCCTTGGGAGTCACGTCTCAACTGACAGGCTCTCGCGCTGACATCATCGTTGCGGACGACATTGAGGTTGTTGGTAACAGCGCTACACAAGGAATGCGCGACAAGCTAGGAGAGCAAGTCAAAGAGTTCGATGCCATCATCAAACCTGACGAAGATTCTAGGATACTGTTCTTAGGAACTCCTCAGTGCGAAGACACGATTTACAACAAACTCACAGAGCGAGGCTACAGAAAACAGATATGGACCGCCAAGTATATCGACGAGAACACCAACCGAAAGAACTACGACAGCTCAGTTAACGGGATTTGTGTAGACAGTGAGCGTGTTGGTAGCTCCACAGAGCCTTTGAGGTTCAGTGACATTGACCTAGCGGAA